GAACCTGCGACATCCTGTTATATCTGGTGGTTCTTAGGTTTGGTTTGACAGAATGTTTGGAGATTGGGAAACGTTGGTATTTCAACGCTTTTGCCATCCTGCAAGTTGTGACTGGTTATGACTGTATGGGATGCAACGTGACGGTCTTTGTATGTGGTTTGTATGCGGAATGTATGCGGAATGAAGAAAAAGCCCCTTCCATGGAGCGAATACCACGGAAGGGGCTATATATGGACTCTTAGTCAGAGATTTGAGTCTTGCTGAGCTTGCCGCCGAATGCCTGATTGACCAGCACGTACACGGCCTGCGCGACGCCCACCACTGCGGCGAGCGCCACTGCCCATGTCGCGTGGTTGAAGCCTCCGGTAGCGCCGACGGCGATGACGCCGAGGATGATGGATGAGCCGAGGCTTGCCAGTCCGACGTAATCGGCTGGGATGTATTTCTTGAACGCCTGCACCAGTGCCGGTGCGACGAGTGCGACGATCGCGGATGCGAGCGCCGTTGCGTTGGAGATGTCCATTTTGATCCTTTCTGAATGTTGTAGATATGGCTCCCGCAACGTTTGCGTTGCGGGAGTGTTTTATCAGCGGAGCACTTGGCCGGGGTGGATGATGTAGGGGTAGCTGAGGCCGTTGCGTTGCGCGGCCGCCTGCCATCCAGCCGCGCCGTAGATGGTCCACAGGCTCTCGCCTGCTGTGACCACGTGGGACGTGCCGATGACGTGCGCGCCGACACTGGAAGCGGTGGAGCCTCCATAGCAGACGCGCTGCCCAGGCCAGATGCGGTTGATGTTGCCGCTTGGCACGCTCCACGCGCTGGCCGGGGTGCGGCCGGTACGGCTGGCGATCGCTCCCATGGTGTCACCGCTGGACACAACGACGCAGTAGGCTCCGCCGTTGTTTCCGGACATGCTGCCCGAGGATCCGGCTAGACGACGGTTGACGATGGCCATGACCTCCGTGTAGCGGCCGCCGAGCAGCTGGCGGCGTTGCGGGTCGTTGCCGTACTCGCCTCGGATCACGGCCGAGGCGAGTGTGTTCGCGTCGGCGACCGGGGCTCCGTTGGTCTTGTTGTTCGTCGGCGGCGTGGTCGCGTTGGACGTGACGGAGGATGCCGGAGCGCCTGCGTACTTCGCCCAGGTCACGGCGTCGCCGTAGAACCAGTTGACGTCCACCGCGCCGCTGATGCCGCCGACCGCGCCGGAACTGGAATACTGCCACGCGGCCGCGAACGGCCACGGGCTGACGCTGTACGGCACGGAGCCGGGATTACGCAGCCGGTCGCCCATGTAGCCGTGCGGATAGCCCGCGACCCACAGTCCGGCGTTCGTGGCCACGACGGCCGACCAGTCGCCGGTCGGAATCATGGCCGCGCTCATGTAGATCATCGGGTTGACGCCCCATGTGGACTTGACGCGGTTGACCCAGCGCAAAGCCCACCATGTCTGCTTGCCCCAATATCCGCCGGGAGCGGAAGGCTCCCAGTCGAGCACTGGGATGGCGCGGCCGACCATGCCGCGCGCCCGCGCCTCGGCCACGAACTTGTCGGCCTCGGCCTCCGGACTGCTGGTCTGTGGACTGGCGAAGTCGTAGGCGCCCTCGCGGATGCCGTTGGCTCGTGCGGCGTTGACCTGGCATGTGGCGTATGGGTTGACGTATCCCGTGCCCTGATTGAGCTTGATGAACGCGAAGTTGACGCCGGACGACTTGGCCTGCGCGCCGTCCCAGCAACCTTGATAGCTGGCCGTGTCGATGCCGGTGTCGGCCATCGCACATGGGGCGATGGCGAGGCATGCGGCGATGAGGAACGCGATCGTCGGCTGGCGGTAGCGTCGTCGTGACTTGGCGAGCTTCGGTGTTCCTTTGTTGGCTGTTGTCATTCCTTTCCTTTTCCTTTCCTTTCTTGTGTCTGTCAGTAGTCCCAGTCGTCGGATGCGAGACGGCGGCTGTAGTCGGCCTTGAGCTGCGTGATGCGCACATGGCCGGCGCCGTTGTATCCGGCGGCGAGGTATCGTTTGCCGACCTCGAGCTGGTGTTCGTGTTGGGTTCGGTCATGGGTGGCGGCGAAGAGCTCCGATCTCATGGCCGACTGTTCGATGCTGTTGAGGCGTCGGTTGTCGTTGTCGAGCTTCGAGCAGACTTTGGCGAGCTGGACGTCGAGTTTGGCGATCTCGCCGGCGAGACGGTCGATGTCGGCCTTGGTGGCCCAGCCTGCGTCGAAGCGTTTGGTGGCCCAGCCGACGATGCCTCCGCCGCACGCCGTGATGATGCTGACGATGATGGTGAGCCATGCCGGCGAGCTCATGTCACTCCCTCGTGTTCTCGGCGGCCCCGGCCTGTTCCTCTTCCTTGGCGCCGAGGGCTGTCTTGACGTCGTCTCGTATGGGGGCCGGCACCTGGTCGATGGTGCGCAGGCCGTTGCGGACGAGGGCGACGTAGATGGGGATCATCTTCTTCCTCACTGTTCACCTCCCATCGATTCGTACAGGCTTGCGATCGCGTCGAGTCCGTCGAGCTGGAGCTGTTTGAGTTCATCGATGCGCTGACGGTCGGTCTTGGAGTCCTCCTCGGCCTCGGCGAAGAGCTGGTCGGCCTGCTCGACGGCTTCCTGTTCGAGCAGGTTGTATCTGACGATGTAGGCTTCGCGCGCGGTCCACTGTTCTCCGGCGGGCTGGCCGTCGATCGCCGGGGTCTCGACCTTGGCGATGTCCCTGCGGATGCGGATATCGGCACCTCCGTCGGCGCGTGGATGGTAGTCCACCTCCGCCGGTTCGGCCGAGTAGGTCACGGTCTGGATCATGGTGTCTCCTTTCACGCCGCGAGGACCTTCCTCGCGCGGCGCATGGTCTTGTCGATGCCGTTGCGACGCCGATATGTGATCGAGTCGCTCCATTTGAAGTAGCCGTAATAGCTGGCCAAACGGCGAGCCAGCCAGACGGGGATGCTCGCCGTCCGTCGTGCGCGGCGGAAGTGATGAGGGGGCGTTCGTCCCCTCGCTTCGCTCACCCCCACCGCTCTCGTCTACGCCTTCGAGCGGCCAAGCGCAGACAGGCGGCCCCCGTTGCTCCACCAGCGGCCGGCCGGATCGTTCCCGAGGTTCGAGGCGAAAGCGCCGTAGTGCGCGCCGTCCCAGAGGTTGCCGAAGCGCCGGTGCATCTTGATGCCGGGCTGTTTGATCGGGTCGCCGCCGAAGGCGTCGCACAGGCCGGTGGCGCTGCTGGCTCCGGTGCCGACCGGCAGCGGGATGCCGGCGGCGATGGAGATGTCCTGGCCGTACTGCCATTGGCCGGAGGTCTGGGCGGTGAAGGCCGGGAAGTCTCCGATGTGCGTGTAGTCGGCGGTGACGGCGGTCTTGTTGGCCTTGGTGGTGTCGTAGGTCTTCCACAGTTCGCAGTGTCCTGCGGTGTCGGAGTCCTTGACCGCCTTGATGAGCGTGTCCTGTTCTCCTTCGTACATGCCGCAGAACAGTTCGATGTTCTGGAGCTTGATGGGCTGGTGCATGATGCTGAGCTCGCCGTGTGGGATGCCGTCGGTGCCGAGGATCCGGTCGGTGGCGCCGGTCTTGTATGGCATGACGGATACGTAGTCCTTGAGGTTGCCGGTCGGGTTGGTGGTGGTGATGGCGTCGCCGTCCAGGTCGAGGGCCGTGTTGGTGGCGTCGATGACGGTCTTGCCGATGATCCTGCGGCATTCGGCGACGGAGTGGTTTCCTGTGTTGTTGCGTTCGCCGTCTGTGCCGACGTTGACGTAGTTGTCGATGTCGAATCCTGCGGCGTCGGCGGTGCTGACGATGACGCGGTGCGCGTTCGATTCGCCTTTGGTGACGGTGGCCTGCATGGTGTGCTGGAACATGCCGCCGAGCACGTCGCTGTTGGTGGTGGCCCATTTCATTAGGAGCATGATCTGGATGTATGCCGCGTCGGCGGATGTGAGGCCGCTGTAGCCTTTGCCGAGTTTCGCGGCGCGGTCGATGTAGTCGTTCTGGCATCCGAAGTCTTGCGACGGCTGGATGCCGCTCCAGCTGGTCGGCTTGCCGTTGGCGTCGAGGCCGGCCATGTATTTGGCGTGCAGCATGCAGGCTCGTTCCGTGCCGTCCGGCAGGAGCAGGCCTGGCATCGGCGAGAAGCCGGTCCATTTGCTGTCGGAGATGAGGATCTCGATGCTGGTGGAGGTCTCGCGGACCGCGTAGTAGAGCGGCGGGGTCATGATCCAGACGAGGCCGTTGCGCCCGTACTGGTCGTAATGCTGGTCATATCCTTCGATCGCGGTGACGTGCGGCTTGCCGTCGTCTCCGACGGTGGCGTTGACGTTCATGCATTGGAAGGCGTTGAGCGCGCGGTAGTCGTCGCGTCCGGCGGTGGTGTTGGTGGATTTCTCGATGACGAGGCCGGTGTTGTCGCGGGTCTTGACGCATGCTGGGCTGTTGGACGCGGCCCATTTCGGTTTCTGTACGCCGTAGACGGCGCCGGTGCGGTGCGCCTTCCAGTATTCCGCGATGTTCGTGTATTCGCCTTTGGCGTCGTCGCGGGTCAGCGCGCGGCCCGTGTCGGCTTTGCCGATGGTGGCGTTGAGGCTCGCGGTGATGGCGCGGGCGAGGCCGTCGACGCGGACGACTTTCTTGGTGTCGACTGTCATTCCTGTTCCTTTCAGTTGGCGAGGTGTGTGCCGGCGGCGACGAACTGGCTGATCCAGTCGATGTCCTCGTCGGTGAGTTCGGTGAGCGGGCTGGTCTGGCCGAGCGGCGCGAAACTGCCGCCGTCCACGTAGCTCAGGTCGCTGTAGTTGGCGGTGTCGCTGCCGGCCGGTAGCTCGAAGTAGCGGATGCGTTGGACGGTGTCGCCGATCATCTCGGCCACCTTCCAGACCCACCTGCCGTCGGTGTTCTCGAGCTTCACGGTGGCTTTGCCCTGTTTGTCGAGGTCGATTTTGAACGGCTTCGGCAGGATCAGGTCGGTGCCGGCGAAGTGGTGGCGTTCCGGCTGGAAGATCAGCGTTCCGGCTGCGGGATCGGTGGTGCCGTCGCTTTTGGGAAGGCGGATGCTGATGTTGATTGTCGTGGCCATGGTTTCGTTCCTTTCTCTAGGCCGTGTACCAGGTGGTGTGCAGGTAGATCGGATTGCTGGACCCGTCGTTGCCTTGCTCGCATCGGATGGTGCCGTCCGTGCCGATGACCCACCACTGTGATGAGAAGTAGTGGTTGGGCGTCTTGGTATGACGGTCTGGCCGGTAGCCTTCTGGGATGGTCGCGCAGACATATCCGGTCTGGAAGCCTCCGGTTCGTGAGATGGAGCCGTCGAGTGTGACCATGCCTCCGTCTTTGCGGATGGCAAGTGGCGGATTGTTTTGTTTCCAGCTGCTGTCGGTCGGTTGGAGCGTGGTCCATTTGCTTGCGCCGGTGGCGGGCGGGAGCAGGTGCGTGGCGATGGCGAGCGCTCCTTGGATGGTGATGAGGCATCGGTCTCCTGGGTTTGCGGTGATGGTTTCCGGTGTGGCTTGGATGTTGGTGAGTGTGGTGCCGTCGATGGTGATGTCGACGGTGGTGTTGTGGGTTTGGGTGATGGTGGCGATGCGGGTGGTGGTGTTTTGTGTGGTTGGTTGGTTGGTGATTTGCAGGCCGAGTTGTCGGCCGAGTTGTCGTGCGATGGTGGTGTCGGTGTTCATGAGGCTTCTCTGAGTTCGGTTTGGGTGGGGAGTCCTGGTTTGAGGGTGATGGTTTGTGTTCGGATGGCGTAGGTGCCGTTGATGTGTTGTGTGGGGAGGTCGAGGGTGATGGTGTCGCCGATGGTGATGGGTGCGATGATGTGTGTGCCGGTGACGCGGTGGATGGCGTGTTGGTTGGTGGCGAGGAGTTCGGCGGCTTTTTGGTCGGCCATTTGTTGGAGTTGTTGGTCGGTTTGGTTTTCGGGGATGTCGTCGTATCGGTATTTTTTGCTGATGACGCGGCCGCGGTTGGGGATGCTTGTGGGGCTGTTTGGGTCGGTGTCTTTGGCGGTGCCGATGATTTCTTTTTCCTGGCTGGTGTAGATGGTGATGATCTGGTTGGCGGTGTCGAAGGTTTCGCGTTCGTCGGTGGTTTGTTTGGTCCATCGGCAGGTTGGTCCTTCGGTGAATGTCCAGGATGGTTTGCGTCGGCTTGGGTTGGTGTATGGCTGGAGGATGACGTGGCCGTATGGGTCGGTGCGGCAGGTGGTCCAGCCGGCGATGGTGAGCAGGTCGTTGGCGATGGCGAGTTTGTTGTCTGTCTGGTCGTCGGTGAGCCCGTAGGTGAGGGTGGTGCCGGTGCGGTAGTCGCTGTTGGGGTGTGGGAGGACGGTGAGGCCGTTGCCTGTGATGATTTTCTCGGCTTCGGCGACGGGGTCGCTTCCGGCGGGGATGCTGATCGGGGTGGCGTATTGGTCGTCGGCGAGTTCGCGGAGGCGGCCGTAGAGGGTGAGCGGGATGGTGGTGGTCGGTCCGTTGGTTTGGCGTTTGTCGGCAGACCAGAGGTAGGTGCCGAGTGGGATGCTTTCGCTGGTTTGGTCGGCGTAGGTGATGTCTGCCCAGATGCGGAGCAGGTCGCTGCCGAACAGGCTGGAGCCTTCGAGGTCGAGGGTTGCCTGTTCGGTGACCGTGGTGTCCTGGTTGCGTTCGATGCTGCCGCCTTGGACGATGCCATGGACGATGCCTGTTTCGTTGCCTGTGTTTCGGTCGACGCGCATGACGCGGATTTCTGTGTCGAATCGCATGGCGTGGTGGCGCTGGTCCATGGCTTGCCCCTTAGTTGTTTGGTTCCTCCCAGAGGATTTCGGTCATGTCGATGTCGAGGGTGGCCGTTGGTCCTTTGGCTTTGATGTGTGTGCTGATTTCGGCTTTGACGAAGGCTCTGGTGCCGTCGACGTTTCGCCACCATGCGTAGGTGTTGGCGCGGGCGAGGCGGCGGATGCGCTGGTAGAGTTGGCCGTCGAGGTAGTCGAGGGTTGTGCTGGCGGTGATCTGGTTGTCGAGCCGGCGGCTGGAGTAGCTGGCCGGCAGGTCGGTGTCGCTGCCGAGTTCGAAGTGGTATTCCTCGGTGTCGTGCGACTGTTTTTCGCCGATGTCGAAGCTTCCGCCGATGGGGATGGCTTCGCCTGCGTCGCTGCCGAAGTTGAGCATGCACATGTCCGTGGTGACGGTGGTGGTGACGATGGTTTCGCTGACCGCTCCGCTGGCGGCGTGGGCTGTGATGCGGTAGCCGATCTTCCGGTTGAGCGGCGGGAGTCGGTCGATGGTCTGCCGTCCGTCTGCGAGGCGTGACGAGAGTGTCAGTTCGTTTCCGTCGAGGAGGCGGGTCACGGCCATCCATTCGGTCTTCGGCTGGTCGTCTTTCGGGGTGCCGGCGAGCGCGGTGACCATGATGCTGAGGTTGCTTCCGTCGATGTCGATGTTGGCGGTCGGCGATGCGGGTGGGGTGTAGGAGACAGTCGCTCCTCGGCTGGCGGTGGTGGTGAGGGTGCTGCCGCCTTGGACGGTGACGTCGATGATGAGTTCGGTGCCGTTTTCGGGCAGGTATGTCGCCTGGTCGATGGTCAGGCTTCTGGCGGTGCCGTTGAGGTCGGTCTGGTAGACGACGGCTCCGTCCTTGCGGATGCGGACGCTCTGGTGGGCGACTCCGGTGGTGTCGGCGACCGACCATGCGATGTCGAACGGGCTGGCGGTGATGGTGGTGGGGTCGGTGACGGTGACGTTTGGCGGTGTCGCCGTGCGGATGGTGGTTGGTTGGCTCCATTCTCCCCAGTCGGCGTGCAGGCCTTTGGTGCGGACTCGGATCTGCCATCGGCCGTTCTCGTCGGTATGGAGCCTGTAGGCGGTGTCCGTGGCGACGGATGCCGTCGTGACGGTTCCGTCCGGATTGGTGAGTTCGATCTGGGCGGCGGTCTGGCTGGATCCGTCCGGATGGTTCGGCGTCCATCTGATGTCGGACGTGAGCGGCGTGGCGAGGGTCGCACCCTGCGCTGGAGCGGTGATGGTTGGAGCGCCCGGCGGGCAGATGGTGGTGATCTGGTTGGATTGCGTCCACTCTCCGGTGAGGATGCCTTTGGCCGCGTCGTCGTCGTAGATGGGGCGGCGCGCCCGTGCACGGTATTCGATGACGCCTGCCGGGGTGTCGCTGTCGAGGACCTGTGCGGGTTTGCCGGCGTAGGCGCCGGTGGTGAGGTCCTGCCAGTCTCCTCCGGCGAGGCGTCGTTGGACGTCGTAGCCGTTGGCGTAGCCGCCGGACAGGTCGATGAGGATTTGCGCGGATTTGGCTCCGGTCTTGATGGCTTCGACCTTGGCTGGCGTGCGTGGCGTGGTGTAGATGACCGGCGAGTCGACGTGTGTGGAGTCGCCGGCCTGGTTGCGGGCGTAGACGGCGAACTGGTAGCGGCCGTTCGGTCGCAGGTTGGTCGCGTCGAAGTTGGTTTTGTCCCAGTTGAGGACGCCGGAGCCGCCTTGATAGTTGCTCCATGTGTTCCAGTTGCCGCCGTCGAGCGCGATGCGCTGGTCGACGAGGATCTGTTTCCATGGTTTGAGCGCGCCGTTGTCCCAGTTGCCTTGCCAGGTGATGGACGCCTTGTTGTCGCTCACACGTTTGAACGATACGTTTTTCGGTGGGTTCGGGCTGTGGTAGTTGATGCCGCCGGTGTACACACCGCAGCTGGAGTTGCTGGTGCCGGAGTTGGGGCCGTTCCAGTAGATGTTGCCGCTGCAGGTGATGTTGCGCGCCGATTCCGCTTTGGCGACCGTCAGGTCTGCGGCGAGGATGCACACCTCGCTGTTGTGGCCGAGGTTTTTGTTGCCGGAGTTCGGGGTGTGCGCGACCTGCTGTCCGTTGATCCACGCCGTGGCCGCGACCCAGCCGTAGTAGTTCCATCCGTTGAGCGACTGCCACCATACCTCGACGTGGATGGTGTCGGTGGTGTCGGTCCATCCGGTGACCCACGCCTTGACGTGCGTGCGCCAGTTTCCGCAGATGTTGCCGTATCCGTCGGCCATTGTTCATCAGCTCCTTGCGGTGACGGTCGCGCCGCAGGCGGAGACGAGTTCGGCGAGGAGCCGTTGGAGTCGTTCGTTGCCTTCGATGGCGCGGTTGTTGAGTGTGATGTTGTAGGTCGTCGCCGTCGACGCGGACGGTATCGCCGTGGACTGTGCGGAGCAGCGCATGTCTCCGGCGGTGATGGATGACGTGGCCTTGCGCACGCTGTCCTTGAGCGCGTCGGTCGAGATTGTCGGCAGCGGGATGCTTTGCGGGATGGCGTCGGCGACCATGGCGTCGGCGGCGGCCTTGAACGCCGGAGCGCTTCGTTCGACGCCGATGGCGGCGCCTCGGCCGATCATCACGCCGACCTGGTCGCGGAAGACTCGTGATGGCGAGTGGATGCCGAGCTTGCTTTTGACCCAGTCGAGCGCGTTCTTCGCCGCGTTGACCGCAGCGTTGACGAGCTCTCCGGCTGCGGAGGCGACACCGCTGGCGATGCCTCTGATGATGTTCATGCCGACGCTGCCCCAGTTGACGCTGGTGAATGCGTTTTTGATGCTCGAGATGATCGATGGGATCTTGCCGACCAATTGCGGGATGGCGGAGACGAGGCCGGATGCGAGTGTGACGAGCATCCGGACGCCTGTGGAGAGGATCTGCGGCAGATGGCTGGCGATCGTGTTGACGATGCCGGCGATGATCTGCGGCACGTAGGCGACGAGCCGGGGGAGCGCCTGCGCGAGTCCGGTCACGAGGGTGGAGAGCATCTGCATGCCGGTGGAGAGGATGTTCGGCAGGTTGGCGCACAGTCCGTCGATGAGTGTCGAGATGATCTGCGGCACCTGCTCGACGAGCTGGGGCATCGCGGACACGAGGCCGTTGACCAGGTTCATGACCATCTGCACGCCCTGCTCCATGAGCTGCGGAAGCCCCGTGGCGAGCGCGGTGATGATGGCCGTGATGATCTGCGGGATGGCCGCGGCGAGTGTAGGCAGGCTGGAGACGATGCCCTGCAGGAGTCCGTCGAGCAGTGTCAGACCGGCGCTCATGAGCTGTGGCGCGGCGGCGATGAGGCTGGTCACGAGGGTGGTCACGAGGGTGACGGCCATCGGCATGAGCACGGGCAGGTGGGAGGCCAGACTGGAGACGATGGTGTCGATGAGCAGCGTGCCTACCGAGACGAGCGACGGGAGTGCCGTGGTGACGCCCTGGAGCACCATTTCGATGATGTAGGTGCCCGAGGAGACGAACTGCGGCAGGCTGGACTGGATCCACGTCTCGGCTTTGGAGAGGATGTCGGGCAGTGATGCGAACGCGGAGTCGATGACCCGCGACAGTTGTCCGCCCATCTGGCTGTCGATCATGCCGATGCCGGCCACGAGTGCGGCGGCGAGCGCTCCGATGCCGAGGAATTTGATGAAGTTTCCAGGTGCGAAGAATCTGGTGACGAGGCCGCCGATGGCGTTGAGGCCGTTCTGCAGTCCTGTTCCGGCTTTGCCGATGGCGTTTTGCAGTGGTCCGCCGATGGCGTCGCCGAGGCCGCCGAAGATGTTGCCGAACGCGGTTTTGAATGGTGCGGCGAAGCTGGAGAGTTTGCCGGTGATGGCGCTGGTTTTGCCGCTGATTTTGGAGAGTGCGCTGGCGAAGGGGTCGCCGTCGAGGGTCATGGCTTCGCGGATGGTTTTGTTGAACAGCGGTTTTGTTTTGTTGCCTATGGCGGTGATGGCGCTGCCGAGTGGTGAGGTGTTGATTTTTCCGGCGGCGGTTCCGAGGCCTTTGGTGATGGCGTCGCCGATTTGTCCGGCTTTGGTTTTGATGCCGGTGGTGGCGGCGGTGAGTCCGGTGTATAGGCTGCTGTTTTCCCATTTGAAGGCGATGCTTGCCATGCCTGGCGTGAGTTTCGTGCGGATGGTTTTTAAGATGCCGTCTGTGGCGGAGGCGAGTTGGCTTCCGCCTTGTTTGATGCGGTTGATGGCGTTGGCGAAGGGGTCGCCGTCTATGGCCATGGCGTCGCGCAGGCTTGGGCTGAGGTAGCCTTTGGCGTTGGCGATTTTGGTTTTGATGGCGTCGAATGCGCCGCCGATGTCGCTGCCTCCTTTTTTGAGGTTGGCGATGAGGTCGGCGATGCCTTTGTCTCCGGATTTGCCGAGTTGGTCGAGGACCGAGGTGATTTTGTCCGCGTTGCCTCCGACGGTGGCGAGGGTGGCGAAGCCGCCGGCGAGGGTGGCGACCTGTGCGGCGAGGTCGGCGATGCTGGTTTTGCCGCTGGCGATGCTGTTGCCGAGGTCTTCGATCTTCTGCGCGGCGATGGATGCGGCGGTGTTGAGGCGGTCTTGGAATTGGTCGGCGAGTTTTCCGGTGGCGCTGGCGGTCTGGTCGATGATGGGGATGAGCTTGCCGCCTACTTTGGTGGCGGCGCTGATGAGTGGGGTCTCGAACTGCGCGCCGAGTCGGCCGATGGCGGCTTTGACGTTGCCGACCATGCCGTCGAAGCTTTCGCCGGCGTTTTTGGCGGCGCCGCCGATGTGTTCCTTCATGGCGGCCTCGAAGTCGGCGAAGCTGACTTTGCCGTCGGACACCATGTCGCTGGCCGCTTCGGTGGTGGTGTGGAAATGATCGGCCAGATACTGCAGGACGGGAATGCCGGAGCCCATGAGCTGGAGCATGTCGTCGCCCTGCAGCTTGCCTTTCGCGGCGACCTGGGAGAAGATCAGGCCCATGTCCTGGAAGCTGCGGCCGCTGATCTGGGCGGCGTCGCCGACCGTGGTCAGCACTCCCTCGAGGTCGCCGCCCTGCTTGATGCCGGATGCGACGAGCGTGGCGGCGACGCTTGCGGCGTCGCCGAGTCCGAAGGCCGTGCCTTTGACGGAGGCGAGCGCGTTGCCCATGATCTTGTCGACGCTGGCGGTGTCGTATTTGAGGGCTTTGAGCTTGGTTTGGGCGCGTTCGATGTTGAGTGCGCGGTCGAAGCCGCCTTTCGCGGTCAGGCCGGCGATGCCGGATGCGATGCCGGCGATGGTGCCGACTCCGACTTTGCCGATTTTGCCGAACGCGCCGCCGATGGTGGAGATGATGCTTTTGCCGCTTTTTTTGGTGCCGGTGGTGGTGCCGTCGCTGATGGAGCCTTCGATGGCTTTGCCGAGGCCTTTGGTGCTTGGGCTGATGATGATGTAGCCGGTGCCGAGTTCCTGCGCCATCGTTGGCTCCTTCGCTTTTCGGTTATTCCTCGTTCATGTAGCCCTCCGGCAGGCCGAGGCGGCGGTTGAGCAGTGCGCGCCTCCTGTGGTCGTGCTGGTGTTTGGGTGGTGTCGGCTCCGAGAGGAGCGTGTCCGGTTTCGCCCAGTCGGGCGTGAGGCTGAGTTTCGACTGGCCCTGGTTGATGGATTGAACGAGTTTGTCGGTGTCGTCCGGGATGTATGCCCAGCCGGCGAGTGCGGCGAAGCTGTGGCTTCGTCGGTTTTTGAGGATTTCCCTGCACATCGGCCATGCGATGTTGAGGGGTGTGGTTTTCGGGTCGAGGGGCTGGTGCCAGACTTGCATCCAGTCGTATTGCAGGGCTGCACGGTGGTCCTGCCAGAGGGTGATGAGGATCAGGCTTTTGGGTCGGTCTTGCCTGCCTGCGCCCATGCGTCGATGATGCGGCCGATGTCGGCGATTTTGTCGCCGCTCTTGGTGTCGAGTTCGCGTTCGATGAGCGGGTATTCGCGGACGAGGTAGGTGAGGATGGTGGCCATGAAGTTGATTTTTTCCTCTTGGGTGAGGTTCTTCCATCCGCGGCTGACGGCGGTGAGGCCGACGATGATGACGCTGGTCGGCAGGTTCGCGCTGTCGTCGAGGCGTGGGAGGTCCATTTTCACGTCGCCGTATTGGATGTGGACGGGGCGAGCCTCTTCGGGGTCGGCGATGGCTGTGGGGGTGATGGTCTGGATGTTGTCGGTCATTGGTCGCCTTTCTGCAATGCGCCGGCTGCTTTGTGGGCGGGTGGGCCCCGCCGCCGGCAGCAGGCGCGGGAACGGCGGCGGGGCGTGGGTTGAGGGTCAGACGTCCATGGGGAAGCCGTAGAGCTTCATGAAGTACGGCGTGGCGGGCACGTCCTTGTAGGTGCGCAGGGTCATGCCGAAGTTCATCAGGTCGCTGACCTTCCATTCGATGTCCTCGCGTTCGTTGACCTTGCATTTCGGCGCGTGCAGGAGCAGGAGGTGGTCGGATTGGGTGACGCCTGCGACGACGTACTGCGCGGTCTTGTTGCATTCCACGTGGTCGATGGTCAGGCTGCCGTCCGCGCCGACGGATGCGTCGAAGTACGTTTCGACGATTTCCTTCTTCGATTCGAGGCCGGTGAAGCCGATGGTCCAGTATCCGCCGGAGCTCCAGGAGAGCACGTTGTCTCCGTTGTGGGCGGTGAAGTCGTTGGTGTCGCCGTCCTCCGGGTGGATGGTGATGCCGTCTTCGGAGAAGTAGCCGAACGGCTTCTTTCCGGATGCGGGACGCCAGTCCTTGCCGAAGGTGCCGATGTTCTCTCCGACGTCGTACCGGTAGATCGCCGCCTCTTTGATGAGGTTGACGTAGTTCTTGTTGTTGCCTTCGGACGCGAAGCTCAGGCCGGCGGCGCCGGCGGCGAGCAGCTGCGCCTCGAGGGCGGCGGTGTCGTTTGCCATTGGTGTGGCTCCTTTGTTTGTGGTGTTGGTCATGCGGCTTCGACGGTGAGCAGGATGACGGTGTAGGCGAAGTCCTGTCGCAGGTCGTCGTCGTGTGTCTGGAGTGGTCCGGATTCGACGCTGGCGTCGATGAGGGGCCGCTTGCGCCGGTTGTCGAGCAGCCATCGGCAGATGGTCTCGCTGAGCGCCAGGGCTTTGGGCCAGTCGCATGTCCTGCCGTCGTCTTGTGGCGCGTACACGCTGGCGCGCAGACGCATGTACTGGCTGACCGCCGTCGGATAGGCGGCGCGGTCGAGCGCGAGGCGCACGCGCGGCATGGTCGACGAGGCGGGCATGTCCCAGCCGATGGCCGCTTCGGGGATGGCCTGTGCGAGTCCGTCGAGGATGAGGCCGCTTGGATCCCTGCCGATCGCGTTCATACGCTCACCTGGCCGAGGATGCGGGTGAGTGTGCCGTGTTTGGCTTCGAGCGCGACCGGTGCCGTGGCGACGACGTTGCCGTGCCTGGCGTCGTCGTTGCGGTACACGGTGATGCGCGGGTCTCCGGCTGCGGCGCGTTCGACCTGGGCCTGCACGTTGTCGAGTAGGGCCTTGTTGTGCAGGAGCTGTCGTTCGACGTTCCCGCGGTTGAGGACGAATCTGATGTTGCTCATTGGTCCTCTCCTTCCTCGGCGTGGATCTTCACGCCGATGCCGGTGTCGCCGCGCTGCCAGACCTCGGGTGTCCGGGTGACGCGCATGGTCCGGCCCCGGACGGTGAGCAGGTCGCCGGCGAGGATCCCGAACGGCAGGCCTCCGCGGTGGTAGAGGTTGCAGCCGTGCGTGACGGTGCGTCGTCCGGCGGTGTCGGTGAGGTCGTATGCGCATGGCTCCACGAGCGCCTGTATGGCGCCGACCGTGGACGGCGCGCCGGCGGTGCGGCGTCCTTCGGTGGTTGTTTCGTCGGCTCGGGCGACGGTGATGGTTTCGGTCGGCGGTGTTCTCATGTGCCTCCCGTCATGGCGATGGTGAACATGCGGCCGCTGCCGGCGGCGTCGAGGTCGGCGACCTCGCTGGATGTGAGGTACAGGTCTCCGTTTGGGTTGCTGTACGACCAGCTGTCGGCGAAGGGGCCGGTGGTCTGTGATCCCTGGCTGAGTCCTTCGGGGTTCGTCTCCTCGGCGACCATGGCGCGTTTGACCATGTTGCAGCAGATGTCCTTGCAGATGCCGGGCTCGGCCTCCTCCGCCTGCGCCCATGAGGGGCATTGCAGGCGGATCTTGCGGCTCGCCGCGGCGAGGAGGCGTTCGGCCTTGGTTTTGTCCGTGTCGTCGAGTGTCCGCCAGATCTCCTCGAGGTCGGCGGCGGTGGCGAAGGGGTCGGCCATGGTCATGCCTCTGCGATGCGTTGCTCGCCGGTGTCGATGTCGCGGGTGACGGTCACGCGCGTGCCGTCCGGGCGGACCGTGTCGAATCGTTCGCTGCGGTGTCCGGCGGGAGGGAACGGGGCGGGCTCCTCCGGCTGCGGGTCCGGAGTGGTGGCGGGCTCCTCCGGCTGCGCCGGGGTGTCCCCGCCGATCTCCTCGGCCGGTTCCTGCGGGGTGACGTCAAGCTTCCTGTCAGCCATTGATGACTCCCTTCAGTCGTGCCGCGGCCTTGCCTGAGAACACGCCGAGTCCGCAGTAGAATTCGATGCGGGTGCGGTAGGCGGGCTTTTCCTGCAGCTGGCCGAGGTCCTCGACCTGCACGCCGCCGTTGGTCAGGCCGGTGACGCCTTGGTCGCCCTCGCTGGAACCGAACTTGACGGCGTAGATGCTGGTGGTGGTGGAATTGGTGCCCTGCGTCTCGTCGTTGTCGAGGATCTCCTTGCCGGCGGTGGTCTGTCCGGCCTCGAGCAGCGGGATGCCGTTCCACTGCATGACGCGCTTGCCGACGATGTCCTGCTGGAGGGTGGTGTCGTAGGAGATGTGGCGCATGGCGCTGCCGATCTTGCGGATGATGGCGGCGGAGGCGTAGATGGCGCCGTTGGTGGGGTTGATGCCGGGGACTGCGCCGAGCAGTTCGTCAAGCTTGTCGAAGAACCTGTGGATGTCGGCGTTGGAGTCGCCGAGAACCGGCATGCCGTTGGTGGCGGCGTCGATGACCTGCTTGCCGGTGAGGCGCTTCTTGAGGCCGTCGAAGCTCTTGGTGTCGACGCTGGAGTCGCCGTTGAAGAAGGTTTCCTGGTACTTGTAGCTGATCGCCTTGACCTTGAGCGTGGTCTGTTCGGCACGCTGGTCGTTGACGTTGCTGCGGGTCTGCTGGATGAACCTGTCGACGTCCGCGTCGCCGCCGAGGATGACGAGCCTCTCGCTCTTCTGGTTGAAGGTGCCTGTGGACTCGGTGTAGGACTCGTTGACACCTCGGAAGGCAACGCCCGGAAGGGTGGCCTCCTCGTTGTAGGCGTAGGCGTTTCCGTCGATGTTCATGAGTGGGATGCGGTCGAGGATCGGGCTGACCTGCACGAAGGTCTCGAGGACGCCCTTGGCGAGGGTGTCGGTGGAGAGCTTCGCGGCCTCGGTGATGTTGAGTGCCATGGTTGTGTGCCTTTCTGATGGTTATTTGGCCGCGTAGGCTTGCGAGAGAAGCTGCAGCGGCGTCATGCTGCCAGTGGTTGCGGTGGCCGTTTTGTCGGCCGGTGGGGTGGGCAGTCCGAGGTTTGGCCTGAGACTGTCCTTGAGCGCCTTCGCGTTCGCTTTGAGTTCGTCTCCGTCGCCTTTGAGCCGTCCGATGACGTCGCGGTCGAGTCCGGTGTCCTTGGCGATCTGGCCGATGAGGGCCTCGCGGTCGGCGGTGGCCTTGAGCGCGGCGATCTCATGCGTCAGCGATTCGATCTTCTTGTCGGCCGCTTCGAGCTTCGCGGCGTTGTCGCCTTCGCCGGCGTCGTATTTGGCGGCTTTGGCCTTGTATTCGTCGTATCCGGCGTATTTGGCTTCGAGTTTCGCTTTTTCCTCTTCGACGCGGGCGGCGAGCGCGTGGCTGAACTCCTTGGCGTTGTCGGTCGTGGGGTTCTTCGCGTTGTCGCCTTCGCCGTGGGTGTTCTGGCCTGCCGGTGGCTCGCCTTCGCCTCCTTGCGGTTCTCCGCCTTCGATGAGGAGGAGGTGGCGCATGAGGTTGCGGCGGTGGCGAAGGATGAAGTGCATTGGTGCTCCTTTGGTTTTTGCGCACGGTTAGCGACGCGGCGTGCGGGGTCCGCGGTGAGTGGCTGGCGCAGGATTCGGACCTGCGTGGCGCGTGTGGCGCGGCCGATTTACAGTCGGCTCCGTTCGGCCTCTTCGGTAGCCAGCCTTGGCTGTGTTATGATTGATGCTGATAAAGGTCTCATTGACACCATTTGGTGACATTGAGGCCTTTATCGTGCTCTGGTGAGTTTTCCGTCGTGGCGGATGATGTAGACTTTTCCGTCGCGGAAGGCCAGGCATCTTCTGATGCGGGCGATGAGGTCTTCATCTGACATTCCGTCGTTTTCGCTGTTGTCCATGACGACGGTTTTGGCGTCCGGTTTCTTCGATGCCGATTTCAGATGAGAGTTGATGGTGTTTGTCGATGATGTGTTTTTCAGCGTCTTGATCTCGATGCCGTTTTCGAGGTCCGCATATCCTATGTCGTGCGTGCCTTTGCCGTTTTCGTTGGGGACCTTCTTGACGTCGATCTTGAAGGTCGCCTTTACTCCGTTGTCGGCGAGGCGCTGCGCCGTTCGTATTTCGTGCGGGCGGATGTTTGATATTTCCCTTTGGAGTTCCGGCGGGTTGTAACCGACCGGTGGCGGCGTGCCGGTGTTGAGCCATGTGCGGTCGCGCCATCGCATTTCGGCGAGTTCGAGGTCTCGTTTCCATTTCTTGTATTCGGGGGCTTTGGCCTTCTCCTTGTCGGAGAGGGTCGAGAGGTATTCCTTGTATTTGTCCTGGGTGGTGAGGGTGGATATGGTGTCGGCGCATGACTTGTATTGCCTGTAGAGCGTGTCTGGATGGTATCCGGCGATGTGCCGTTCGCCCCATGATGGGACTATGTTGCAGTCGCATCGGCCGTTGTGGAAGCCGCCGCCGAGGCTGGCGGTCTCGCGTGTCAGGTATACGAAGCCGCGTGAGGCGAGCATGACGCAGAACTCGCACGTCTCCCCGACCGGCACTCTGGCCCATCGCGGTTTCGACGGGTCGGATCCAATCTGGTCGAGCATGCCGATGCGGCTGCTGGTGGAGACGACGTGCCGCAGGTACGTCTTCCATTGGTCGAGGTTCGCGTGTTTCGGCCAGAGGTCGTCGATGCGCAGGCCGTATTTGTTGTGGACTTGGCCGTTGGCGTCGGGGATGACGTCTTCGTATCTGAGTCCTGGATAGTCGGTGTTGTTGGATCCACCGGCGAGTTTCCAGACCGCGCGGCCGGCGTCCGGGAGTGGCGGACGGTCGAAGTCCGGCAGGTCCTTGCCGAGGTAGTTCGACCATTCGCTTCGGATCTGCTCGAAGTAGTCGGCGGCGGCCTGCGCCGCCTTGTCGTTATAGCTTTCCACTTCTTTGCAGGCGGCTTCCCATCGGCTTTCGTCGTCCGGATACCAGTATTCGTCTCCCCATATCGAATCCAGGCTCCATCCAGATTCGAGTTTGAGGCGTTCGAGTCGTTGCAGGTAGGCGTCATGCAGTTGGTCGAGCCGTTTGTCCAGGGCTTCCTGCGTCTTCGGCAGCTGGCTGTCCGTTTGCATTGTCGGCTCCTTGCTGCTGGGCGGCTATGGTCTGGTCGATGCGGTCGAGCGCCTGCTGTGCTCGTTTGGCGCGTTGCTCGCGCCGGAGTGTCTGGCGTTGCCGGTCGCTCAGGTCGAGCATGTCGTAGGTGACGTCGCTGTCGGCCGGGAGGATGTTGGCCCCGACGAGTTTTACGGCCGCGTCCGCGGCGGCGGCGCGGCTCGGCGTTGCCGGGTTGCGCCATTGGCTGGACACCGCGGTGGCATGGTCGTCGCCTGCGATGCGGGCGGCTGTGGCGATGATTCGTTCCCATGCGGGTCCGAAGCGTCGCTGGCAGCTTTCGGCGTTCAGGCAGAGTTCTTTGACGGCCTTGTCGATCGCTTCGGCCGAGCTTGGATTGTCGGTGAGCACGCCCATCGAGTCGGGCGGCAGACTGGTGGCTGCGGCGAACATCGAGGCGGTCTGGCGCAGTTGCGCGGCGTGCGGCTCGAAGCTCGCTTGGGTGAACGTGCCGACCTGCGGCAGGTTGCCCTGCTTGTCGCGCGGCAGCGCGAGGACCTGGTCGAGCATGATCTGCCATCGTGGTTTGAGGTTGCCGTCCTTGCCGCGGAACATGTCCTCGGTGACGCCCAGGAAGTATCGTGGCGGGACCGAGTAGAGTTCGGCCTGCACTTCGCTGCGCAGGAAGGTGCGCACGGCGCTGTCGGTCAGGCTCATGACGGTTCGGCTGATGCGCGATCGGCCGAACGGTCGTTTGCTGTCCGGCCGGTATGCGAGCAGTTCGACGGGCAGTCGGCCCTGCCATGTGGTGCGCGCGTACACGCTCCACTGCCAGTCGCGCATCGCGCAGCCGATGAGTTTGCCGGGGAGCATGAGGTAGCATGCGCGGATCTGGCGGCCGTAGGTCTCGTCCTCGTCGACATCGTAGAGCAGGGCTTCGGTGAGGCCGTGGATGCGGCTGTCCCATGTGCCCGTCGCCACGTCGGCTGGGAACTCCTGGATGATTGCGGCGGGCTCTCCTCTGTCCGGCGCGCCCTGGAGCGCGGCGACGAAGCTGCAGGAGTGGACTAGGGCGTCGGTGTGCGCGTTTTCGGCGGTCTGCGCGAGGTCGTTGGCGTCGAGCAGGTCGTTGACCTGTTTGCTCAGGTCGCTGCCGTCCTGGGCGGTGATGCCGTCGAGCACGACGCGGTTGGCGAGTCCCTCGATTGCCTTTTCCGGCCATCCGACGACGATTTCGACGTCTTTGGCGATCGGCGGGAGGCTGTAGCCGAGGTCGTGGAGTTCGTTGCGGCCGTTGTAGTAGGCGGTGCGGATGCGGTTGCGGGTGCGGTGGCGGATGATTTTCGCGGTGAGGCGTCGGAAGGCGTCGTCTTCGTCGGGCGTCAGGCCGGCGACGGTGGCCGGCAGCGGTTCGAGGAGTGTCATGGCAGTTCGATCATCCTTTGTTCTGGTTCGTCGCCCGGCCGGCGTGTGCTGGTGACGGCGCCATGTAGGGCGAGGGTGGCGGCGACGAGCGGGCTGATGTCGACGTCGGATCCGAGTTTGTTCCATCCGAACGCGCCTTCGACGCCGATCTTGCGGACGGTCGCGCCGGCGACGGCCTGGTCGAGCGGGCGCACGTCCGGCTTGTGGCGCAGTTCGTGGTATTGGAGCATGTCGAGGAGACGCCCGCATGCCTTGCCCATGTCGCTCGCGCTGGTGACGGTCACGTCGATGCCGGCGGCCTTGAGTGGGGGGATGAGCACCGTGGCCGGTGACTGGGCGTCGATGACGACGGCGGCGAGGTGCGGCCAGCGGCGGGCGAGGAAATCGACGGGCCATTTGGTGCCGTGTTTTCTGACGCCTTTGAGTGCCGCGATGTCGATGTATGCGGTGCCGTCCTCGTAGGCTTGGCATGCGCCGATGGTGATCCATCCGCGGTGCGGCGGCATGTCGATGGCCATGGCGGTCCATCCGCCGGATGCTCGTTCCGGTGTGGCGGCCTGTGCCCAGAGTTCCGGGTCGATGGCCGCGTGTTCGGTGTCCTGGTCCCAGATGCCGAGGGCCTCGCGGCGGAAGCTGTCCTCTCCGAGGTTCTTGAGCATGCGGAGCATGGCGTTGGCGGTCGTGCGGTGCGGGTAGCTCGGGTTGGCCTGGGCCCATGCGTCGGGGTCGGCGGTGTCGCAGTCGCGGTCGGCGCCGAACTCGATCCATGTGCTGTCCGGGTCGTGCGCGAGGCCGGCGGTGCGGCGGCTGGTGAACACTTCGCCGGGGTCGACCGGTCTGGGTGGCGTGCCCATGTGGATGATGAGCGGGTTTTTCGCGGCGTTGGCGGTCGGGATCATGTCCTCGAGGGCTTTTTCGGTGAGGATCTGCGCTTCGTCGAAGATGATGACGTCGACCGCGGCGAAGCCTCGGCCGAAGCCTTGTTCGCGGGCGCCGAAGAGGATGCGGCTGCCGTTGGCGAAGGCGATCTCCTCCTGGCCGTTGGTCTGGCGGATGGCTTTGCAGTGTCGTGATAGGCCGGGGCGTTTGACGAGCGCCTGCATCGATTTGAAGGTTTCGGCCGAGGTCCTGGTGCGGTGCGCGGTCCAGATGACCTTGAGGTTTGGTGTGGTCAGGCACAGGATGACGATGATAGTGCCGACGGTGAAGGTCTTGCCTGTCTGTCGGCAGATGCTCATGCCGATGCCGCCGACCGAGCTGGCGTAGGTGCCGTCGGCGCGTTTGGCGAGCATGAGTGCGCCGATGCCCTCCTGCCATCGGTCGAACCGGATGCCGAGCCGGTCGGCGACGCGGCGGACGCGGCCGAAGCCGGTGGTGACGATGCCGTCGGGGATGTTCAGGACTCGGGCGGCGTCAGATAGTTTCGGCGTCGAAGGGGTCGTCTTCGATGCCATCTGCCATCTCCTCCGGGTCGTCGAGTATCGGGTCTGGTTCCTTCTCCCGGTCCATCTCGAGCAGTTCCTTGCCGACGGCGAGGAGCTGTTTGCTCAGCCCGGCGACGGCCGTGGCCGGACAGTGCGGGTCCTCGAGGTTGCGCGTGAGCGCGGTGCGGCTGACCTCGAGCATGTCGCGGTATGTGGCCGGCGCGGTCGACTGCTGTGGCGACGGTTCGTTGGCCGGCGGCGTCGTGGGCGACGTTTGATGTTGTGGTGAATGTCTGTGTTTGCTGGCGAGTTTTCGGCAGTTGTCCGAGCAGTATTTTCGTTTGGCGCTGGCGTTTTTCGGCATGGCATGGCCGCATTGCGCGCAGGTTCGGATCGGCATGGCGCCTCCTTTGCCGTCGATGGTGTCGCCGGCGACGATTATTTTTCGCGGGGAGAGAGATAGGCGCTGCACACGAGGTCGCCTCCAAAACGACTACGGGGGTATACCCCCGTGGGCTTCACCAGTCGGCGGCCTCGAAGTCGCGCGGCTTCGACGCGGCTGCGGGCTTGCCGCCGGCGAGTCTTCGTTTCACTTCGGCGCGCGCCCATTCGAGCGTGTGCGTGCCTTTGACCGCGTTGCACCAGCGGTGCGCCGGCCCGCTGTTCGCGCGGCAGACGCGGCCGCCGTTGGCTATGGCCACGGTCTCGTCGATGACGAAGCTCCATGGATCCGGCGGCCGCAGACCGTAGTCGATCGGCCTGCCGCAGATGTAGCAGTCGGCGCGGCGTGCACGATAGTATGCCTGCACCTCCCGCCGTCGGTGGCCGTTATGGTAGCGCGGATTGCTCATGGCATCAGCCACAGGGCGATGAGACAGGCGGAGAACGCCACGCATGAGCCGATGATGACGATAAGCATGTCCATGACGCCTCCCTTTTGCGGTGCCCCCACTCGGACTCGAACCGAGGACCCATGGTTTAACAGACCACTGCTCTGTCGACTGAGCTACAGGGGCTGGGGTAAAAGAAAAGCACCAGCCCCTTCGGGCATGGTGCAAGTTCTTTTACAGAATACATGGACTCAGCCGGATGCGCAACTATGCGCGATTACGCACCTCGATGAGCTCGGCCTGATTGAACTCCCACACGCCATGCCCCAATCGACGCGCCTTCGAAAGCCTGCCGCGCGCCAGCCAGTTCGACACCTGCTTGCGCGTGGTGCGCAGCCCGGCCCGGTCGGTCAGCCAGTCCGCCGCCTCCGCAGGCGAGCACGTCATGACGGCACGGCACGCCGCATCCAACCTGCCCGAGACCAGCATGTCCAGATCGAGGCGCTCGCCGCATTCCGGACACCAGCCATCCCGCATGCCCTGCGGCACCGCCAACGACGTCGAACAGTCGGGACACTGAACGACGGTCACCCTGCCGTCCGACGGCGTGGATAGCCGGTCGATGCGTCTGAGCATCCGGTCCAGCCGATCGGCCAGCTCGCCCGCGGACGGAGAACACACCACACGCGACCACGAACGACAGATCGCCCGATACGCCGGACGCCACCCTTCAACCGGCAACAGCATCCACTTCAAATCCACGCAACCCGCCAGCCGAAGCATCAAACGGGCCGCCTCCTCATACACCTCCAACCAATGCACACTCACCGGAAGACCAGGCTCACCACCACGCACACCACCACAGCGCTCGCCAATGTGCGCCTTGCGTTCGGCGAGCGCGCGGAGTTCCGGGATGGTTTTGGCGAGACTGCTGGCCTGTCGTCTCATGTGTTTGGCGCAGTTTTTGCAGAGGGTGGTTTGTGCTGGTTCGCCGCATTGTTGGCATTGACTGGTCATGGTTCCTGCTTTCCGGCTAGAATGGTGGTCGGTTTCTTGGGGTTCTGCCGGCTTGGCGGGGCCTCTCTTCTTATTCGGTGGCGAAGTCCTGTTGTTCAAGGTCGACATGTTCGATCTCGGCTCTGCGGCGGAGCAGATTGGCGTATTCATCCATGACGTCAAGCTGCCTGCTCAACAGACCGATCGGACAGACGGGCTCGAAGTCAAGCGTGCCGTCCGCATACCGCTGCAGCATGCCCCTGAGCCTGCCGGCACGAGCGGCCAACTCACGGTATTCGACGCGCATCCGCTCCTTATAATCGGATCCGTCGGCGCTCGCGGGTTGCGCTTGGTCGGCGGTGGCGAGCACTTCGATGGCTTGGCGCAGGTATCCGTCGTGGATCCAGTCGGCCGCATGCTCCCATTCGTCGTGGATGTGTTTCGGATCGTCCTTGCGGAGTGCAAATTTGAGTCCGAACAGGCGTTCGGCGACGGCTTCGGTGCGCGCGTCGATTGGCGGCAGTGGCGGTTCGAGTGTTTTATCACTCATTTGTCGTGTTTCCTTCCAGTTGGTGGTTCTTTTCGTCAAGGCGTATCTCATTTCCCGGCACATGTCAGCGAGCGCCTTCCTGATCTCATCCTTGGCGGTGAGGAAGGCGTTGTGTAGGGTCTGGGCGTAGCCGCCGAAGGGGGTATTGCCGTCCCTTGTCGCGGCGCGGACGGCTTCGAGTTCCTGGTCGATGAGTTTGTTGAGCACGCCGATGGCGATGTCTGCTTCACTGTCTTTCATTGTTGTTCCTTTTCCTTGTCGTGTTCCGCCACCCATCTGAGCAGGGCGTTGACGGCGATTTCGCACGCCTGCCGACACTCGTCATCCTCTGGTGCGATATGTGCGGCGCCGCATTGCGACCAGATTTTCACTGTGGCTCCTTGTCTGCAACGCTCATATGGATCCAGTCGCAGGACAGGCCGGCCTGCTTGCCGTTCGTCGAGTAGACGATGCAGTCCACTTGCCTCGTGTCGGTCAGGGTGACGACGCATTCCGTGAATACGTCGGCCCCGGCGGAGCACTGCGAGTCGACTGACCTGACCGCATGCGCTGGCGTGGAAGGCTCCGACGCGCTTCCGCATCCTGCGAGCGCGGTGCAGAGGGTGAGGGTGATGGCGGTAAGTGTGGCGCAGATGGTGTTTCTCATTGGGTTCCCTTTTTCATGTGTGTGGTCCGGTAGTTCCATCGGTCAGTCCTTTCCGTAGATGGCGAGGCTTCGTATGCCGTCGCTCATGCTGTTGGAACATGTGTTCGGATCGTGGGCGATGATGTCGTTTCCGATGCCTGGGAAGCGGAGGCTGGCGGTGCCGTCCGGATGTCGGATGAGTTCGAGTCGTCCGTCGATGATGACGTCCTGGTCGGTTTGGGCGATGCAGCGGCGGCCGATCAGGATGGCCGGGTCGGCCGACCGCCATTTATGCAGCGGGACGTTGACGCTCACCGCGGCTCCTCGCCTTCGTTTTCGCCTTGGGCGTCCTTTTCGGCCGCGTCGTAGCCTTCGTCGTACACGTCGTCGAGCAGCGTCTGGAACTCGGGAGAGGCGAAGAACGTTTTGATGGCGTCCTTGGCCACGCGTCTCCATGGCTCTTTGCTCTCCATGGGCATTTCGTTCCATGGGCGTGGATGGCGGCGGCCGTTGCTATACCAGCGCAGGTAGATGGCCTCGGCCACCTTGTTCTGTGTCTCCAGACCGATCGGAATGGTCTCCTGGTCTGCCATGATGGCTCCTTTCAGTATGTTTCCGGCGGTTCCACGGCGGTGCGGTCCGCAATGATGTAGGCGGCGAGCGCGATGCATAGGGTGAGGACGATGAGCATGGCGTGCATGGCGAGCCATTGGATGGGGATCCAGCGGTGGAGGCCGACGCCGATGCTCGTCCGGATGATGGCGTGCGGCACGAGCAGCAGCGCGGTGAGGGTGAACAGCGTGGCGAACCAGTCGCCGACGCGGCTGGAGATGCGGTTGATGGTCTGTTTCATTCCGGGGTTCCTTTCATTGTTGGTACGGTTCATGGCCTGTTGGCCATCCAGCCGATCAGGATGGCGGCGCACAGGAGGATCACTGCTGCGACGCTCATCACTTTGCTGCTTCCGTGGCGATGTATCGGACCGGATGTTCGGAGAGGTGGCGGATGATGCGCGCGTATTGACGGATGTCGCGGTCGAGGCATGTGCTGGTGCGGTGGGCGCTGGCTGCAGGCGTCTCCTCTTCCGGCCTCACGTCCCAGCCGGCGGCTTCGAGACTGTCGCGGATGGTGGCCATGTCGATGCGGTGGTAGTGCAGCGGGAGGTTCGGGCAGAGTCGTCCGATGAAGTCGAGGTCGAACTGCGGGTTGCTGCCGGCCGGATGGAGGGTGAATGATTGCGCGAGGCTGTCGACGTATTCCTCGAGCGCGTTCGCCGTCGCCGCTTCCGTATACCCGGCGTCGAGTGCGCCTTCGAGCAGTCCGTTGGCGCAGTGCATGCGCCACGCCTTGAGATTCTCGTCCGTGATGGATGTCTTGCGGCCTTCCAGTCCGATGATGCGGTGGAAACCGCCGACGCACCGCACGCCTCTCATGTCGGTGCAACGCATTTCCACCTCGAGGATCCTGTCATGGTCCGGGTCGAGACCCGTGGTCTCCACGTCCACCCAAAGCAGCATGTCCTTTTTGGTCGTTTCCTCTCCCATTATTTGTTTCCTTTCGTTCGGAGGAGAATGATTTCGGTCTGCGTGAGCGGCGTCGCGGTCCCGTCCTTGTTGAGCCTCAGCCATCGGCCCTCCCAGTCGAACACCGGCACATCACGCGGATCCGCGCCGAATGGCACGATCAACCCCAGTCGCTCCGCCTCGGCCACATGCTGGTGGACCCAGCCGTGGCAGCCGGTCGTGCCCGAACCGCACAGCTCGACGATGTTGGCCGGACTGTGCCTCACATCCGGATCCGCCGCCCGCCGCAGTTGACGGTGATGGCCACTGCGTCCAGGCCAGCGTGATGGATCATGGATGTTCGTCCCGCAGCGCAGGCAATGCCAGCCCTGGCGTTCCAAAGCGATGCGCTTCGAGTCCTCGAACTCACTCACAACGCGCTCCTTCCTGCATCAGGCCGTTGACCAGCACCAGACATGAAGTGCAGTTCGTTCTTAGTCCGGAGGCCATCGCGGCGATGCCGTTATCGGCCTTGCCGCCGGCGAGCGCCTGGAGTTCGATGTTCGCCGCGGTTTCCGCGGTGTCGGTGATGAGTTGGGCGAGTCTGTTGATCTGTTCCTTGGTCATTCGTCTTCCTCCTCGTCTTCTTCCGTGATGGCGGCAACAAGCTGGTCGAGGTGTTCGGTCTCGTCGTCGGATGGCTCATAGCCGAGGTCTTGAAGGATCAGGTAATAGCCGGGGATGCGGCGGCTGACGTTGTCGTCGCCACTCCAGTCCCAGTCATTTGGGCTGATGAACCATTCGATTCTGGCGGTGAGGATCATGACAGCGTATGTCGGCCAGTCCGGTGAGTTGAGGTGCGTGTGGAGTTCCGCGAGCGCCTGTTCCGGTTTGATGCCGGCGATGGCGGCGAACTGTTCCCGGGCGCATGCGGCGTCGTTCCAGGTGTGTAGGTCTTTGGTGAAGCCGGTCGGGTCCGGGTCAATTGTCTGCAGGAGTCCGAGCCTTGCCGTGGTCTCGATGAGCTTGGCGCGCTTGATGGCATGGAGATGGCCGTGGAGCCATGCCATGCGCTTGTCAGCCGTCGTGGCGGCGTATTCCTCGAGCACGTGCTGTCGGGCGTCGCGTTCGGCCTGTTCGGCGGCTCGCTGGGCTTCCTCTTCGGCTTCGGCGGCCGCATCACGACGATCCCAGAGGTATATCGTCTGTGTCGCTTCATGGACGGAGACCGCGTCTGGATTCTGCTTGCGGAGCTCTTCGATGGTTTCTTCCGGAGTGCCCGCGGCGGGGAAGATGGCGCCGGAGTAATGCCATTCGGAATCCGAGAAGGTCTCTCCGGGATCCTCGATGACGTTGAGACCGGTGGTGCCGGTGGCGAGGAGCGCGGAGACATCGGCGAACCACTGGCTCCGGCGATCTTCCACTTCGATGTTGTGGAGGATGTAGTCGAAGTTCGAGGTCCCCGCGGCGTGCGCGAGGCGTTCCTGACGGTCCGGCTGGCCGTCGTATCGTGCGATGGCCATGAGTTGGCCGATGGTGAGCTGGTCGAAGTCGTCGCGTGTCTTCCTGACGTCCGCCTTGATGCTCGCCGCTTTCGCTCTGTCACGCACATAGTCGGCGCTTCGGCCGAGCCTGTGCGCGACGGCGGCGGTGGTGGCTCCGAGGTCGAGCATGCCCTGGATGGCGTCGGCCTCCTCGAGGACGGTGAGCTGTTCGCGCTGGCAGTTTTCGGTGACCATGGCCTCCAACTGCTGCAACGGGTCTAAGTCAAGCACGAAACACGGCACGGCTCCGGTGCCGGCCTGCTTGCATGCGGCGAGACGACGATGGCCGGCGATGACACGATAGCGCTCGCCGTTGGGTACGACGGAGAGCGGCGAGAGCAGGCCGTTGGCTTTGATGCTGGCCGCGAGGTCGGTCACGTCGCCGATGTTTTTGCGTGGATTGTCCGGGTGTGGGTCGATCAGGCTCGGGTTGATGAGCTTGATCTGGTCGCTTTGGTAGTTGCTCATTGCTTCTCCTTGCTGGTTTGTTGTTGGTTGAGTTCTTCGGCGCACGCCTGGCATGCCTTCCACCATTCGCTTGGCTTGCCTTTGCGGAGGCTGCCGGTGTGGTCGTATTCGTCCTCATGCGGGTCCATGAGCTGGTGGACGTGTTCGCAGTTCCAGGTGTGCTTGTGCTGGTACGTGGGTGTGATGGGTTCCGGCGCCCAGGTTTCCCATTGGTCGCGGAGCCATGTGTTGAGCCGTGGGATGTGGCCGGTGCGGATTTGACCGTCGTTGACGGCGTGCTTGTAGCGGCGGAGCGCGGTTTGGAGGCGGGTGAGTTCGACGGGGTTTCCGGCGATGGCTGCGTACAGGGCTCTGGCTTCGGCTTCGGTCTTGCGGCCTTTCGCGCCGACGGATCCGGGATAGGCTTCGGCGAAATGGTCGAAGCCGGATTCCGGCGTGGCAGGTTGCTTCGGTTTGCCGGCGGGAGGGGTCGGAGAGGGTATATCGGTATCGGTATCGGTATCGGTTTTATGCCATGTTTTTGCTTGGCTGTCCTCTAGCAACTTGCTAGACGGTTTGCTACCTGTCTCGCTACTGTTTTGCTCTTCGTTTGCTTGGCTTTTTTCTGGCAAGTCGCCAGATGTCTGCTTGGCTTTCTGGTTGGCCGCCTTGCGGCGTCCTCCCTTGCTTCCGGCCTTGCGGCGCGCCTCGCGTTGCTCTTCGGTCAGCACTCGGGGCTCCCTGCATATGCCTTCCGCGTAAACGGGGCGCCAGCCGCCGTCGTGCTCTTCCATGAGCCCGGAGTCGATGAGCTGCTGGAGCTGTTTCATGGTGCCGCCGGCGTCCTTGAGGTCGAGCTTGTCGAAGTGGCCGGGGTATGCGGCCGGGTCCTTGGCCTGCATCGAGACGCCTTTGGAGTGGATGACGCACAGCTTGACCCACAGTCCCACGGTGGCGAGCGGCAGGCGGCGGATGCGCCTGTCGTCGGCCATCTGGTCGTCGATGATGAACCACATCTCTTCTTCTCCTTCCGATGGTTCAGATTTCGCCGGTGGCCGGATCGACGGTCGCCTCCACGTCGCCGTCGTCCATGTCGAGGCTGCGGCGCAGGTCGTCGATGAGGATCATCTGCCGTGACGTGGCGGGCTTCGCGCACATGTTCTCCATGGCCAGTCCCGCGTCGAGGATGCGCTGCGCGAGGTCTGCGCAGTCGTACACGGCTTCGGTGATGGCGTGGATGCCGCCCCACTTGTCGATGTGCTCCTGCTTGTTTTTGGTGTCCATGACGGTGCGGCATGCCTTGAGCACGACGGCCGCGGCTTTGGTGACCTGCTGGGTCTTGCCGATGAGGTCGATGAGTGTGTCGGGCGTGGCCTCCTGCGGGATGAGCGCCTGTTGTTCGCTGGCTTTCATTGCTGCTCCTTAGAATTCCGGTTCCGGATCGGGTTTGCCGAAGTCTCCGAATGATGACTGGTCGTCCGACGGCGCGCCCCACGGATCATCGGCCGGAGGCTGGGCGGGTTGCTGTGTCTGCGCCGGCTGTTGCGGCCGTTGGCTCCAGCCGTCTGCGCCGGTGTTGACGGTCGGCTGCGTCGATGCGGGGTTGCCGTAGACGGGGCCGCCCTGGTGGCTGATGCGGGCGACCTGCGCCGTGGCGTACCGCAGCGATGGCCCGATTTCGTCGACCGTCAGCTCCACGATGGTTCTGTTGGTGCCGTCCTGCGCCTGATACGAGTGCTGTCGGAGCCTGCCCTGGGCGATGACGCGCATGCCTTTGGCCAGTGACTGCGCGCAATGCTGGGCGAGGTCATTCCATGCCGAACAGCGCATGAACAGCGCCGGTCCATCCTCGTACTGGCCGGTCTGCTTGTTATATACGCGCGCGGTGTTTGCGATGGTGAAGCTGGCGACATGCGCGCCCTGGCCGGTGGTTCTCAGTTCCGGATCTGCGGTGAGGTTGCCGACGATGGTGATGACGGTCTCTCCTATGGCCATGTCAGGCTCCCCTCACGTATCCGTCGGGCTCGGGGCCGAGCTGGCTGGGATCCTTGGCCTTCCACGCGCATTTCGCGCGGAGGCATCCGGCCTCGCGGTCGATGACGATCTCGCCGAAGCGTGCGGGGGCGACCATGGTGAGGTTCCAGCCCCTGTCGCGGTTGAGCGCGCTGATGGTCTCGTACAGTTCGCCGATCAGTTCGGCGGCCGTCATGCCGGCGCTGGCGGGTGTGAGCGGCCATTCGAACCACTTTTCGCCTTCCGGCCTGTCTGTGTTTGTCAACGTTTGCCTCCTTTGGATTGATGTCGTGCCGGGACGCGGATTCGAACCGCGCATCCAACCGCCGGCGTGACCTGAACACGCCGATCCATGGCGCCCGCATCCTGTCGCGGGTCCCGGCGAGGGCCGGGCGGGAGGAGAAGAGAGAAGATGACCCGTCCGGCTGGTTTTAACGTCTTTTCCTTGACGGGTGGGCGGTTCCGGCATGGCCGCGCATGACGAACCACGTCCATGCCGCAATGTGTGCGGAGCCGTCCAAGTCCTTCACTGCCGTTACTCGTCCAGCCATCGCATGAAGCGAGGGGAAGCGGCAAGGCGGCGCATGATGACGGCCGTCGGGATGAGCACCGCGAACGGCACGGCGATGAGATGTTCGATGGGGTGCGTGCAGGCCGGCGTGCAATACAGCACCCACATGGCCAGTAGCCACACCGCGAAGATCAGCTGGTGCAGGATGACACGGATAAGAACCTTCATCGTTCGCCTCCGTCCGTAGAATCGGTGGAATGGACATCAATGTGGTCACCGGCGTCGTTGGCGCCGTCACGGGATTGGTTGGCGGTGTCTCCGGATGTGTCGCCTTGTTCCAAACGCATGCTGGAAACAAGCTCGCCAAGGACGCCAACGACTCGGCGGAAGAAGCCAACGGGATCGCCACCGACTCGAAGGGGATCGCCGAACACGCCAACGACCTTGCCGGCAAAGCGAACGAGATAGCAGCAGACGCGAACGCGATCAGCCAACGGGCGTTGGCAGTCACCGCCGACCAGACGGTTTACAAGTGGAGGGTCGAGTACGATGGAGAAACTTCCACCGTCTTTCTTGTCAACGATTGCGGCAACATCGCACGAGACGTTCATGTGTTCGTCCGCTTTGAAGACCAGACCATTGCGCAGGCGCGCGTCGACAAGACAATGCCGTTCTGCGAGATCGCGCTCGAAAGCGAGTTCTTCTCCAAGCAGATAATCAAAGACCAATCCGAGATCGACGCCATCAACTCCGGAAACGGCTTCTTCTCTGCCGGCATCGGAACATGCCGCGTCACTGTACACGTCACATACACCACCGAACTGGGCAGCAGACGCAACACTGAGATCGAGCAGCGCCTGACCAACAGCCAAAGGCATTGATTCCATCACAGCTCCTTGTTGATGGTGTCGACGACGATGTCCACGAGGTCGGTCACGTCGATGTCGACGCAGGCTTTGCGGATGTCGTTCATTTGTTCTCCTTTTCTTCCGAGATACCGGTTCGAGCATTCGAGACTGGGATTATGGTTATTTGCACATCCCCGACTGCATCCGCTTTCCCGGACTCTTGACATTCCCCCAACGACAGGATCCAACCGATCGGATCAAGATCAACGAGGATCCGAAGCAAAGCCAGGGAAAGACTGAACAGCCCGGCCGTGAGTGATATGCATGCCGGCAGCCATGTCTCACCCATCACGCACCCACCTCTTCCTCGTATTCGGCCGTGCACTGGTACAGGTGTTGCGCTAAATAGGCGATCATCTGCTCCTTCGGATACATGACGGTCCGTCCCACCTTCACGAACTTCGGGCCGATGCCCGCGCTACGCCAGTACGCCAGGGTGCCTTCCTTGATGCCGCAGTTGTCCGCGATGTCCTTCGTTGTGTTCATCGGCTTCAACGCCGCCGCCAATGCGGCGAACACCTCTTTGTCATCCATCACGCGCCCGCTCCTTTCATGCGTTGGTAAGCGCCGATTGCTTTTCCGACGTGTCTCGTTTGAGGACCTTCCTGCCGAGTGGGAGAATGAGCAGACCCGCGCAAAGAAGGGAGGTGATAACATGCAACGCGATCCAGTGAATTCCGCTGATGACGCGAAGACCTACGCACAATCCGGAAACATTCAGCAGGCCATCGTGTCGCTGGCCGATGCCGTGCAGGGCATCGCCGAATACCAGCGGTACATCCGGAACGACCAGTTGAAGATCAAACGTGCGCTGAACATCAGCTGACGTTCGGCCGTCCGCGTGAGAGAGTTCCAATTCCTTGCGGACGGCTTCCCTTATCGCGCCAAGCATCGCCGGGTGCAGGCGTTCGAACTCCTCAACGGAAATCGGGTTCATAGATTCGTCCGGCGTCTCGGCAGGAATGTTGATACTCATCTCGGGTTCTCCTTTCGATTCATTCGTCGGCGAGCGCTTCTTTGTCATCCATCACTTGCCCACCCTTCCCGCTGCGACAGCCTTGAAATTCGCGTCGAGGATGTCCTCGGTCAGGAAGTCCAGGCGCTCCCTGAGCTTGAGGAGCTCCGAAAGGCTGAGGGTGATTTCACGCTTGCCGAGCCCCTCGCCGACGATCAGGACCCCGCCGACCGGCTCCCAGTAGGTGTGGTCGAACGCGGGTTTGAGTGTGATGGGCATATCGCCCCGGTCGATGACCTCCCCGCCGAGCGGGCTGACGTCGAGCAGACGGCCGACTGCGGTCGGCTCCTCGACCGGCTCCTCGGCCGGCGCTTCGGACTCGGTGGTATCATGGTTTTCGAGAATCATTGTCAATACACCTTTCTGGTTCTCATCGCCCGCAGTGTCACCTGCGGGCATTTTCTTTGTCGGCGAGCGCCTCAGCTTCAGAGACAATTGACGACAGTTTCTTTCCTGTGACTTGCGAGATTTTGGAGAGTTCTTCGAAGTTGAAGGTTCCGCCATGCATCTTTCTGAGGAGTGTGCTCCGCGGAATCCCGGTCAATGTTGCCGTTTCCTCTTGGGTGAGGTTGGCGCCCTTGATTGTCCGCTTGAGGATTTCTCCAAGGTCAGCGGCCGTTGGTATTGGTCTCAATCTGCGCTCCTTTCGTTTCCTTCCAAACCGTTCGTGTTTCATATAAGACATGATACGGCGATTGCTTGTCTCAGTCAAAACACGGCGTGTCTTATATGAGACATATTTAGGCCAATACGAAGTAGTCTGGTGCCATGGCAAAGGGAGCAAAAATACCGACCGTAGAGTCGAAGTCACTATCCATCGCAGTAAAGCGCGCAATGGCCGCACGCGATATCAAGACACCGGCTTTGGCGAAAGAATCTGGCGTGCCATATGGCACATTAAGACGGATTCTCGAGCTCAATACCGTCGCCGATTATGAGCAGCTCCAAAAGATTGCTACGGCGCTCAGGATGCCGCTCTCACGCATAATCGCGGATGCGGAACGCCTCGCACAGGACCCTGAGATACAGGCCGAGTCTGTCTCCACGGCCGGCGAGCGCCGGCCTGTTGACGGCGCCGATGAGGGGTCGACGACGACTGCACAAGTCACCGATGATCTCATCGACCGTATCGCCGCCCACCCAGAGGACTATGACGTGGCCGCCAACAAGGATCCGAACGCGCGCTTCGAAGCGGAAACGCCAAGAGATTGAATTTTTAATGCAAATCAACCAAGGAAAGAAGGAAACCATGTACAGGAAGACAATCGCAACGGCCGTCGCGGCGATACTTGCACTCGGACTCGGCGCGTGCGGCAACGCCAACGACGCCAGAACCGCCGACGCCGGCAGTACGAGCCAATCGCAGACGACGAAGAAGCCGGCAGAGAAGAAGCCGGTAGAACAGCCTGCGGATCTGACCGGCACGTGGAAGCAGACCAACTCCGGCAGCACGGATTCCTGGATGGAGGCCGAGATCACGGCCGACACGATCACCGTCCAGTGGGTCAGTGACAACGGCGATACGAAGAGCCTGTATTGGAAGGGCTCCTACAATGCGCCGGACAAGGCCGGCGACTGGAAGTGGACGAGCCAGGGAGACACCGCGGCGATGCAGGCGTCCCTGCTCGGCTCGCAGGACGCCACCAAGGACTTCACCTATACCAAGGCGGACGGCGTCAGCTGGGAAACCACCGCGATGGGCACCACCACAGTGGTGAAGACCGCCAAGCAGTGAACGACAAGCCGACCAAAAACCATTGGAAACATTGGCAATAGACCATTTTGCCGACGTCAGGAAAATGGTTGGGGAAGGATGAATATGGACAAGGAAACCATTGCCCGATACGCCGCGTCCTTGGATACGCTCCTCAATAAGGATGAGAATGGCGTGGAATTCTGGCATGCAAGAGAACTGATGAAGTATATGGGCTATACGAAATGGGAGAACTTCGCAAAGGTAATACAGCGCGCCCAATCGGCATGTCAGAACGCCGGGCAGCCGGTCGAAGCGCACTTCCGCGACACCAAACGGGACGTCGAGCTTGGCAGCGGCGCCATTCGTTCCATCGATGATGTGAAGCTGACCCGTTACGCCTGCTATCTGGTGGCCCAGAACGGCGATCCGCGCAAGGAGGAGGTCGCGCTGCTGCAAAGCTATTTCGCCGTGCAGACGCGCACCGCGGAGCTTCTTGAGCAGCGCATGGGCGAGATCCTGCGCATCGCGGGAAGGCACGCGTTGACCGCCGAGGAGAAGCAGCTCAGCTCGCTCGCATACAAGCGCGGGGTCGGGGAGAAGGACTTCGGCGTGATCCGTTCGCGCGGCGATCAGGCGCTGTTCGGCATGAGTACGACGGAAATGAAATTCAGGCTCGATGTGCCGAAGAGCCGTCCGCTGGCCGATGTGCTCCATCCTATCGCCGTGACGGCGAAGCAGCTCGCCACGCAGATGACGAACTACGGGATCCAGGAACGCGACCTGCACGGGACACCGGCAATCACCCAAGAGCATGTGGACAACAACAAGGCCGTGCGAAAGAGCCTGTTCAGCCGTGGCATCGCGCCGGAAGACCTCCCGGCGATGGAGGACATCAAGAAGGTCGAGCGCAGGGCGAAGCGCGACGAGAAGCGCATCGAGGGAACCGGCTTCAGAAACGAGGATGCCGAAGCAGGTGAATGACAGCATCCTGACATCCTGGTCGGAAACATTGGGGGTCCGGATCGAGGAACGCCGGTTGGCCGGAGACAGGTGCGGACTCTACTACGATCCGCTCCGTCTCATCATCATCGACGAACGGCTGGCCGGTTTCCAACGCCGCTGCACATTGTGCCACGAGCTCATACACGCCAGACACCACGACCCCGGATGCGGCAGCCAATACGGAATCAAATGCGAGCGCCGTTGCCGTAGGGAGACCGCGTTGGCGTTGATCAGTCCGGTGGATTATGGCATGGCCGAGACGGTGTACGAGGGCAATACGTGGATGATGGCCGTGGAGCTGGGCGTGACAGTGCAGGTGTTGGAGGATTACCGGCAGCTGCTCCGCGATTCCGGCGTGTGCATGCAATGAAAAAGGCCACGGTGCCCGCATATCCGCGAGCGCCGGGGCGAAAAACATGTGGGAGGAAGCGCCATGAAAGTGACCATTGATGACCTGTGGCTCAAGAATGACGATGATGGCAATCCGCCGAGTCGTGCGGCCAAACGCTCTTTGGCGAACTCACGCGATCCGATGAAGGCCAATGTGCCTGAGAAGTGGCGTAAAAGCCGTTATGGGGTCGGGATGCGCTGGCGTTGTCATTGGACCATCGTCAAGGATGGTAGACGTGTGCAGAGGGTGAAGCAGTTCGCCAGGCTCGCCGAAGCGCAGGAATATGCCGCGGCCATGGAGGACGACATCAGGCGGGGACGCTACCGCGATCCCCGTCAGGAGCTTCGTGTCCTGGATGATGTGGCCGGCGAATGGCTCGCGTCGAAGGTCGATCTGAAACCCGGCACCGCAGGCCGGTATGCGAGGGAGCTGCGCCTGTACATCCTGCCCAAATGGGGTGGCATGACGTTGCGTGAGCTTCGCCCTGACATGCTGCAGGAGTGGGTCGGCCAGCTCATGGACGGTGGTTATCCGGCCGCGTTGCCGGACGGGCGTGATTCGAAGCCGCTGAGCGCGAGAAGCATCCGCAATATCATGAAAGTCGTCCTCAAGGGCATCTTTGACTACGCCGTCTCGAACGGGTGGATCGGTGAGAATCCTGTGGACAGGGTCACCGTGCCGAAGATCGTCTCCGACGACGACATGGTGTTCCTCTCGGTCCGCGAGGTCGAGTTGCTCGCGGACGAGGCGGAGAGGATCGGGAAGCCGGTGGACGGTCTGCTGGTCAGATGGCAGGCCTATACGGGATGCCGCATAGGCGAATCGCTTGCCCTCAAGGTCGGTGACGTGGACGCGGACAAACGGCGAGCCAGGATAGGCCGCACATGGACTGACGACGGGCACGGCGGCAGCATGCTCGGCACCCCGAAGAACGGAAAGGCCCGCAACATCGCGATACCACGGTTCCTCATGCCGCAGATCAAGGCGCAGATGGATGGCATGGGTGATGACGACTGGCTGTTCCGTGCCACCCGTGGCGGGAACGTCTGGACGAACACGTGGCGGACAAGGATATGGAACAAGGCCGTCAAAGCGGCCGGCATGGAGGACGCGGGCGTGACCATACACAGTCTGCGCCACACATACGCGAGCTTCGCGATCGCCCAGGGCGCGGACGTGAAGACCCTGCAGATGCAGCTCGGCCACTCCTCTCCCAGCATTACATTGAACACCTACACGGCGCTCTGGCCGGAACGATTGGACGACGTGGCCGACGCGATCGGAGCCCTCCGCGAGCGCGAACTCGTGTGAATCGGGCGTGGAGGTACCGCGGCGTTTGTATGCATTTGTATGCGGATTGTTTTCGACGGAAAAAATAAGCCCTTGAAAACCTAATGTTTCCAAGGGCTCCGGTCG